TGCCTCCCTGAGATCGACCACCGACTTCTGCTCGTCCCAGTCGCTGACCGCGACGGCGTGCCGGAAGGCACTGACGACGAGGTTCATCGAGCGGAGGTTGAGGATTTCCTCATTGCCCTCGAGGATCGTATTCCCAGTTACTCCGGCTCCGACCAGCCGCCGCAGCGCGGGGAAGACGACCGTGTCGCCGGATTTGCGGGTGAGATCCTCGCGGACTTGTATTAGGGAGCCCGTGCTGGTCCCCATATATTTTGCGAACTGATTTCGGCGCACATACTCGCTAAAGAAATCACTGTCCCATATAAGTGGAGTCAGGCCTTGTCTGGCCGGTGTTACATTCATGTCCGCCATGCGGACTTCTCCTGTCGCTGAGGTTGAGGGGTTGCATTACGGATTTACTTGTCAGCAACGCCCGTAACCTCGGCGGCAGGAGACGCCCGTTAAGCCCGGCGGCGGCTTGCACTGATGACGCGCAGTGCGACGCGGAACGCCCGGTTATTCCCCCGGCGGCGGGGCAGGCACGGCACGCTATTGGTGGGACCGACACACTGGCATGCGCCGGTCCCTAACCAACGGACAGGAGTGACCAAGGCCGTTGGTTATCGCTACGCCTGGCGCCGCGCGTGCTGCGGCCTACGCAGGATGTCGTCCATTGAGGGCGGCCCGGTGAACGCCGTTGTGGTCCTACCCGCCATGCTGCGCACGCCGGCGAGCGATGGCGCCATGCCGGCCACTGGCGATGGCCGCTGCGCGCCATTGCCGGGCTGCTGCGCCTCGGCCTCCCACTTCGTACGCTCCTCGGCCACCACGCGCGCGCGGTAGGCTGCCGGATCGTCGCCGATCTCGGCGTGCGCGCGGAGGCGGTCGATCTCCTTGGTCATCCACGCGTAGGGCGACGCCTGGCCATACAGCTTGCCCCACAGGCTCGGATCTTTGTCCGCATGCGCCTTGAAGTCGGCCACGTATTTGTCGAGTTCCGGCTTGCCGATTTTGTCGGTGATCAGCGCCTCCGACATATTCAGCCGCTCGTTGAGCAGGTTCCGCTGGTGCTCCATCTGTAGATACCGGAACGCGCCGACCGGATCGATCGCCGGATCGGGCGGCGGCAGGTATTGCACCTGCGGCTGTGACGGCGGCGGCGGTGCGGCCTGCTGCTTCTGGAACGCCTCCAACTGCTGCGCCAGTAGATCCGCCTTGGCCTTCTCGGCAGCAGCCTTGGATTTCCAGTCATTGCGCATCTGCACGTGCGTTGCCAGCGGCACGGTGCGGTCAGCCATGTGTTCAGCAATTGCCGCGTCCTCGTCCGGCTCCTTAGCCTCGCGCGCCGGCTCTGGCGTGGGCGTGGGCGGCTTCGGCTCGCCGGGTTGTGGTTCGGGTGCCGGCGTCGGCTCGGCCGGCTGTGGTGGCTCCTGGGGCGTCTGCGGCATGGTCTCGCCGGGCGCGGCCAGAAACTGGTCGAGTGCTGCATTCTCTGCCATGGGGGTGGTCCTGTTACTGCGAGGGCGTCGTCTGCCCCGGCTGCGGGATCGGCGTGCGTGTGAGCCGGTTCGTCTGCACCATGGTGTTCGCGGCCTGGTGCAGCGTGTGGAACGTATCCGCCTGCGTCGCCGCGGTCTCGTGCGGCACCTGCCCGATCTTCGCCGCCTGCAGCGCCGCGTCAGCCTGCGTCTTCTGCACGTTGGCCTGCGCCTGCTGAATGTCCGCGTGCTTCTTGGCCAGGTCCGCGATGTGGTGCGCCAGCGCTACGTCCGGCGGCATCTGCGCGCCAGGATCGGACGCGCCCGGCGGGTTGTCCGGCGCCACGTTCGGCTGCCCGTAGGGGTCGGCGCTGAAGTCGGCGTGGATGTCGTGGACACCGCGCGCGGCGTTGACCTTGCGCTCCTGTGCCAATGCCATATTCGCCGCCGCCTGGCCCTGGTCCTTGGCGATGCCCGCCTGCGCCTGCTGCGCCTTCACCTGCGCCACCTGCTGACCCATCTGCGCCTGCTGCTGCTGGTGCTGCTTCATGCGCTCCAGGATCGCGTCCTTGTCCCGCAGGCTGCTCGCGGCAATCAACACGTCGCCCGGTATCAGGCCCGGCTGAATGCTCGCCAGTTGCACCAACGTTTGGAAAGTTTCGGCCTGTAGCGCCGGCACGTCCTGGCCCTCGGCGACGGTGATATCCACATCCATGTCGGTGATGTCGTTCTGCACGCCGACCACCTGCTGCAACCGCGGATCGCCCGGCTGGAGCTGCATCTGCTGCATCGCCATCGCGCGCTGCTGCTCCGGCATTTCCGCCAGTTTGTCCTGCAGCGTTACCTGCCGATTAATGCCGACCCATCTCGTTTCATTGAGATCGTCCGTCACCCGCACCCACTTGCCCGCGGTCCAATATTCCCGCGCCGCCTGCCAGCACATCTCGTAAACCCGCCGCGCCCACATGCGCAGGCTGTCAGCCAGCGGCTCGTTCTGCGTCGCACCGCCGGCCTGCTGTGCCAGGATCGCGCGCCCGCTCAGCTCCCGCGGGTCAGTGCCGCTCATCGCAGCATTCGGCCCGCTCAGCTGCATCTCCTGCACCGCGTGCTGCAGCAGTTGGAACTGGCCCTGCGCCACCACGTTGCCGTCCGCCACCTCGAATTTCATGCCGGGCGTGACTTCGACGTAGCCGTCCGGCCGCGCCACCTCGCGCCGCGCCTTGTCCACGTCCTGCACTGCGCCCTGCTCGGCAATGACCTGATGCACCGCCATCTGGTGAATGGCCTTGGAGAACGCCTTATTGATCATGTCCTGCGGCGAGATCAGGTCGCGCATCATGCCGTAACGCGTGTTGTCCAGCGCGGTGTAACTGCTCTGCAGGATCAGCGGGCAGCCGCTCTTGCCGTGCCGGTCTTTGAACCGCGACCGCTGCGGCTCGGTCAGGTAACCCGAGCGCGTATACGTCGCACTCCACCACTCGCCACGCTCCGACCAGTGGCACTGAACGACGCGGCACCGCGTGCGCTGGCTGTCGGTCCACGTCAGATATTCAGGCCGATCGTCGTACTGCGTCGCGTCGTTGTGTGAGAACGATGTGTCGATGACATCGCCAGCGTCTGGATACAGCTCCAGCAGCTGGTCCTTGTCCATCCAGATGACGATGCCCTTGTAGCGCGCATCGAGGAAATCATCCTGCCGGCTGTGCGGGTCATACCAGATGCGGTCCCACGGCACCTGCTTCAGCGTTATGTCCGCGCCGCCCTTGCCATCGTCCTCAAGCCCGACCTCGAGGCCGCCGAACCCCTCGACCAGCATTTCATTGAACACGTTGCTGCGCAGCGGCTGAAAGTCGTTGTTGTCGGCGATGTAGCGCAATGCCTGCGTCGCGGCGTCGGCGCGGTCGTCCTCGGTCGGCGTGCGCGGGAACGCCTTGGGATCAGTGCGCGCCTTGCGTTCCAGGCCGCACAGGATGTCGATCTTGCGCCGGCAGTGATTGAACGTGATCGGTGGCTGATGGCGGTCGTTGAGGGTTTTTAGTTCGGCGTCGGTCCACTGCACGCCGTCGACGTATTGGCGGCACAGCTCTGATTGCCGGCGGCTGTCCATGCTGGCGCGCTCGGCCTCTTCGAACCACCGGATCAGGCGGGTAAGCTGCTCGTCGAGGCCGCGCGGAAAGTCCGCGCCGTCGCCGTTGTATTCGGCGACAGCCACGGGCCAGTCGTTGCGGCGGCCGGCGATAGCTGGGAGGGATTGCGACATGGGACCCGATAAGGAAACCAGGAAGCGGTTAGAGAAGGTAATGCAAGCCAGGGATCAGCTGCTGGAAGACCTTGAGCATCCGGATATTCAAGAACTGATGCGGTGGCGACCGCTGCTGGCGCCAGACCGGCTTGAGGCTCTCAAGGAGTGGCTGCGCGGCCTCTGCATCAAGGAGGACTGATCGTTGGCACCTGCTTGCGTGCCGCCTGCATCACATCCGCAAGCCAACCGCGCAGCCATTCGCGCTCGAGCTTGTGGCCCTCGCGCGCGGCAGAGGCCAGCATCTGGTCGGTCCAGCTATCAAGCTCCGCGCCGACAGCGCGCTGGAACTCGGCGCCCGACATCGGGTGTTCCTCGGTCATGCAACGCGCCATCCTCTCGGTTCGTCATCTTGCCCTGCTCTGGCAAAAGCGGCATCCCAACTGTCGCGCACCACCGGCTTCGCCGCATCCTGCACGAACGGACGCGACATACATGCGTATCTACACGCATCGACCGAGTGATCTTCCGCATCCGTATCGATATCTTCAGGCCTGGCATCATCGTGCTGCATCGCGGGAAGCGTACGAATGAGATCACGCGCCGTCGAGAAGAACAGGATCATGGGCTTACCGTCCGCATCGCCCACCAGCCGCGAGCGCACCTGATCCCAGCCCCCCATCGCACCACGCTGCGGCACCCGTTTGTTGTCCGCCGGGCGGAAATACACGCCCTGGCCCATCATCCTCTGCGCGATCGACGGGCCGCCGTCCTCGGCGAACATCGCGGGATCAGCAACGCCGGTCATCGTGCCGGGGTCGTCGCGCTCGCGTTCCCGTATCCCCGAGGCGACGGCCTCCGCGGTCATCTTCAGCCCAACGTTGGGCTCGTTTGGTTTCATCCCATACCATTCGCGATACAGCACCAGCGCGCCGCGGGCGATGTCGGGCAGGCTGCCATCGGACACCGCCCACCACTGGCAGCAGAACGGCCGCGCAGATCCCCAGTCGAAGCTGCGAAACCGCGCCCAGTGCCCGGGCAGCGAGCGCGGTGCAATGACGTGACGCTCCATGCTGAACTCGGGGAAGAAAGCGCCGCTAACAACGGACCAGTCGCCCTCGAGCCAGGCGCGCACCAGCTCGGGACTGCCGCTGGCCTTGAGGCGCTGCACATAGTCGGGGCCGAGATAGGCGTTGTCCGCCACGCGCGACGGGATGTATGTGCGCTGCAGGCCAGTCTTAGTGTCGCGGATCAGCTTCCAGCCACGTGGTGCCGGGTCGATGTACCTACTGCGCACCCACTGATGCCCAGGCCCGCCAGGGTTGCCCGTTAACCGCATGCCGACCGGAACCCCTGCGCCTGACCTGAGCGTGGCCATGAGCTTCATGATCGGCGCCAACGAGGGGAAGTTGCCCGCCTCCTCGACGTACACACGAGTGTATGACGCGCCCTGATGCACCTCGGCATCAGCGTCGCGGTCCAGATAGGCATAGGTGATGCGCGCGCCGTTGGGCATGGTGAACCGCATCGGGTTGATCGTCGCGGTGGCGCCGAGCTTGCTGTAGATCACACGCGCACGTTCGAACGTCTCCAGCAGTTCGGTGCGGGTGCGGCGTACCATCAGGCCGATTGCGTTCGGGCCGTGCTCGGCGGCGTGGCTGACCCACTCTCCCAGCACAGCGTCGGTCTTACCGCCGCCGCGGGCACCGCCGAAGAACACTTCAAAGACGGTGCAGGCGCAGAACGCGGCTTGTGGGCCTTGCTGCGGCGTCCAGGCAGTGCCGTGGCCGTCGTCCTCCGGCTCAGCAGCCGATATCCCCGTCAGGCTCAGCATTGGCTTCGATAACGTCCTGTGGCGCGTAAAGTTTGAGCCAGTCCTGTGCGCTCTCGATCGGCGACGGCGTGCGCACGACGTAGCTGATCGGCCGGTTAGGATCGCTGCCCAACTCGACGTGGTCTTTCTGGCCGAGTAGTTGCTTGCCGAGCCAGATCAGCATGGTGGCGTTGCCGTTGTTCGCTTGCTGCCACTGGAGGCGACGCAGTGTGGCGCGGCCGTGGTTCAGTCCCTCCTCGATATCGGCGCGCAGCGTCTCGTCCGCCTTCAATGCGTTGTAGAGCGTAGCTGGCGAGACGCCGAGGACTGCGGCGATTTCGTCGCGGGTGCAGCCGATCGAGGCGGCGCGCTTGGCGACCTCGGCGTCGATGACCTTGGGCGGTGCGCCGCCTTCGCCCGGTAGTGGGCCACGTCGCTTGACGACTGGCATCGGCTACGCGGCCTCTTGCGGTTGGAGCGTGTGGGTCGGTGCTGCCCCGCCGCCGGGCGCGGGGTGCGCGTCCGTCGCCTGCTTCACACGCTTTGGATAGGGCTTTGCCAGGGGCGCGATGCGTGCGCGCATTTCGGCATCGAGGGGGAGTAAATAGCGGTGCTTAACCCCTGCAACAACACGCGCCGCCCTAGCGTCCACATGAGCGCGAAGCCACGGAACTGACTGACCACCAATCCCGTATCTAGAATGCAGCGTCTTGGGATGCACCATCACGCCACGCACACGATAAGCGTGTGTCTCGCTGCCTCCTGAGTAAAGCCACCCAGCAGCTTGATATATACCGCCGTGGTGACCTTGTGCTGTATCAGCAAACGACACGATTAGCCTAATTCCTGGGCAACGAGTGCGCAACATCGAAACGGCTATTCGGATAACCCGAGAAACAGCTGCACTATGCCGTGTCAACGCAATGCGCGTTAACTCGCACACCTGGGTTCCGTTCAGGCCGTATGGTCTGCACAATTCTGGCGTGGCGCCTTGGCCAAACATCACAGCGCCAACGAATTTGCCATCTTCCCACACGCCTAGCCTAACGGCCTTAAAGACGGGCGTTCTGCGGGAGTAGTGCCAACGCTCGCAGGCATATCGAGCAGCCGCGTGGCTACACCAATCAAGCCTCAGCTCAAGCTGGGCTGAAGACATGGCCGCACTCTGGGCAGGTAACTGGCGCCCGCTCATCAAGCCGCCCCTGTTGATCCTCGCCGACAGGAGCAAAGTCAGGTTCATTCAGTAAATCCGCTAGTTCATCATCGCTGAACCCGATCAGCGACACGTCGAAGTCCAGGCCACGCAGTGCGTCCAGCTCGCCGGCCAGCAGCGCCTCGTCCCAGCCGGCATTCAGCGCCAGCTTGTTGTCGGCGAGGGCGAGGGCGCGGCGCTGTGCGTCGGACAGGCCGGCGAGCGTGATGGTCGGCACCTCGGCCATGCCAAGGCTGCGCGCGGCCTCAAGGCGGCCGTGGCCGGCGATGATGGTGGCGTGCTCGTCGATCAGGATCGGGTTGGTCCAGCCGAACTCACGGACGGAACGAACCAGTTGCGCGATCTGGGCCTGCGAGTGCGTGCGGGCGTTGCGATCGGCCGGCGCGATTGAAGTAATAGGTGAGTAAATCACCGTAAGTCTTTTAGAATGCTCCAAGAAGTTGCCGCTCATATCCGCCCCAGCAACAGCAGAATGAGCAGCACGACCAGCACCACGCCAACCAATCCGATACCGTAACCGTAATACGGATATCCCCCATAGCCGCCGCGGTATCCCCAGCCGCCGCCCACGACGACGAGGATGAGCAACACGACGAGGATCAGCATGAGCGGGCTCATGGCGTGGTCACCTCACCTCCGAAAATAGTGTGCGTCACGTGACTTTATCCTTGACTGTCACGTGACGATACGCTATGTTCTGGTCATCGAAACAGAGCAACCCGGAGACAGACAGATGACAAAGTTCAACGTTGGCCAGACCTACTCTGACCGTTCCATCGGCGACTACAACTGCATTTTCTCCTTCACCATCCTCGCTCGCACTGCGAAGTCGGTGACGGTGAATGTTTCGGGCAAGACAGTACGGCGCGGGCTGTCGGTATGGAACGGCGTGGAGCAATTCAAGCCTTTCGGTTCCTACTCGATGTGCTCGGTGGTCAGTGCCGACGCCAAAGACCTGAGCAAGCGGCGGCCTGAGGGCCGCTTCCTTTCCCCCAACGCGGAGTAACGAGCATGAGCGAGCGCGTGACTGATCTGCGGCAGGCGTCGGTTAACGAGATGCTGCGGCATCTTGGCGGTCTGGTCGAGGCGATCCAGCGCAGCAACGAGCGGTTTATCCGCCAGGATCGTGAGTTGGGCGAGCTCCACACCAAAGTCGACCGGCTGCTGACGGAGATGCGCAACGGCTTTCGGGATGTGCGATCCGATCTGGTGGCGATGGAGAACCGGCTGCTGACTGCTGAGCACAAGGCAGCGCGTTCCGAGCTTCTGCCGCGCGCGGGTGACGACGATGCCGCGTAGGGCGTTGGGCGATCGCCCGCTGACGGGCGCGGAGCGTGAGGCGCGGCGGCGTGCGCGGGTGGCGGCCGAGGTGCGCGGGCTGCGTGCGGCGCTGCTGCTGGCCTCGGCGGCGCTGGCGTCACTGTCGCGGGACGAGGCTGCTGATGGGGACGCGGACGTTGCGCAGGGCCCCGAACAGCATGAAGGCGACGCGGGCCTCTGAGCCGGAGACGGACACCACGACGCCGGGGTGGCCGGCCAGGGCACCGTGCCGGGCCACACACGCGGCTCCAGGGGCCCACAGCTCGCCGGGAGGCGTGAGGGTGCGGCGGGATGCCTCGCCGGCCTGTATCGCCTCCACGGCGCCCGCAGGGGCCATGTTGGGTTTTCCTCCGCTCACGATCAGTCGCAGCACGCCGGGGCAGTAGCGGATCGGGGTCCATTGGCCGGTGCCGATGGCCACGAACAGGTAGCCGGTGAAGAGCGGGCGCTCGGTGGTGTGCCACAGGGTGGGCACTGCGCGGTCGCGGCGGCGGATGGCGATGAGGGGGAGGTAGGTCTGATAGCCGCGGCCGGTGAGGTTGGTGTTAGCCCAGCGCTCGGCCTGGGGATAGGACTGGACGACGGCCCAAATGCGGCTGCACCCGACGTTAGCGCGGGCTGTTGGCGAGGCTACCGGCACGGATGCGTGAGCGTCAAGCGGCATGGTCATGGTCGTTTGCGGTGTCGGCCGCGGCGTGGGGTTTGGCTTTGCGGGATGGTTTGGGTGTTCGGAGCTTGCGAAGGGCGTCGAGGCGTGCGGCGGCCAGGGCTTTGAGGCGTTTGATCTCGGCGGCGGCGGCGTCGAGTTGTTGGCGGTACTCGCCGCCACGTGCCCATACGTCCCAGTGGCCGAGCATGTGATCGGCGACGTCGAACTGGCCGCAGCTGTGGTTGGATCGGGTGGCGGCGTGGATTGGCTGGACGCTGCAGGTGCCTGGCCATCCGACGGCGGTGATGACGTGGCCGAGCTTCGCCAGATGGCGGCTGAGGCGGTAGAGGCTGAATGTTTCGCCCTGGTACGGCGGCTGCCAGTTTTCCGGCTGGTTGGGCATCCAGTGGCGGCACTGGATGCAGTCCCCGTGGTCAGGCATGGGTCACCGATGCGTGAGCGTCAAGCGGCATTGCCGCCTGCGCCAATTGCGCCAATTCCGCGCCAATTCCCCGCCAATTCCGCGCCAATTGGTTGGTCATGGGGATGGCCTCTTGGCGAAGTCGACGCGGAGGGCCTTGCGGAGATTTTTCACGGTACGCCCCGGTCGCCGGTGGGTCTCGCAGAAGCGTGGAGGTTGGCTGAAGCGTGGAGGTTGGCTGATCGTTCTGCCCGTCGCGAAGGTGAAGGCGCTGCCGCAATAGAAACATTCAGTTTCCCACTCGATCACGAATGCCGCTTCGCCGTCGTTGCGGACGTATGGGCGCGTGGCTACCGGGCGGTAGATCTGGCCGTCGTGGATGATGCTGAACCAATCCGGCATGGTGGCGTGAGCGTCAAGCGGCATTGAACCGAGCCGGCTGCCCGCTGCGCCACATGCGCCACAAACTGCGCCACAACCGGCTAAGGAATCGGGTGTGCTGCGCCACAAACCCGGCCTTTAGGCCGGTTGTGGCGCAACCCCGACCAACGCCGCCGAAAGTGCGCCACAAACGCGCCACAACATGCGCCACAAAATGGTTAGACATGGCGATCACCGGGACGCTTGAGGTGGTTGACGGAGAGCCCCGAGCGGTCTTTCCGCTGTGCCTTGTCGAAATATTCCTCGCGAACCAGCACGCCGGACTGCACCCAGGTTGCGAGCATGTCGGCGGCTTGTTTGGGTGTGACGGCGAGCGCCTCGACCAGGATATGTCCGGCCCAGCGTGTGGCGGGATGGCGCCGGCTGTCGGTATAGCGCCCACCGTCAGAGGTGCCGGCGTCGATCCGGTCCAGGACGGTATTGAGGTCGGGGACGCTGGCCTGCTGCCAGACGTTGGGCGGCTGCCAGGCGGCGATTGCGGCCACGTTATCGCCGTTGGGATAGCCGGCGCAGCCATTGCCGAGCGGCACCTGGCAGAGCTGAAACCACTTGGCGCCGTTGGCGGGTGCCATGTTGCGCTTCACGTCGTCGAGCCGGACGTATTGCGAGCGGTTTTCGTCGCTGATGCCGAAGGTTTCGGCCTCGGCCGCGGTCATCGTGGTGAGCAGCAGCCCGACGCGGGCGCTGTCCGTCAGGGCCTTGGCACCGCGTGCGGCATCGATGGTGGTGGCGTCGCCTTTGCGCACATGGTGGACGAGCAGCACGGCGCAGCCGGTGGCGCGAGCGACGCGGCGCCAGGCAGCGGCGGCCTTCACCATGTGCGGGTTGCTGTTCTCCTCGAGGCTATGGCTCTCGGCGAACGGGTCGCACACCACTACACCGATGTTGTTCTCAAGGATCTGGTCGATCAGTGCCTGTTCATCCGGGTAGGCGACAGTGAAGCCGTCGCTGTCGAGGGATGCCAACTTGAGGCCGCGGGCTTCGCCGTCGTGCAGGAACAGCCGGCCCTCGAGTTCGTGGCGCCCGATGCGGTGGTGGATCATCAGCGCGGCGACGCGCCGATCCAGTTCCTCCATTGGGTCTTCGAGGTTGAAGATTGCGCCGTTGACCCGTGAAAAGACGTGGTTTCCGAGCAACCGCCGATGCGCCACCAGTTCCATCACGATGGCCATGGCGAGCGCCGATTTGCCGGTGCCTCCGGGTGACACCAGCACCGAGACGTAGCCGCGAATGAGGTGCGAGCCATAGAGCCACTGCCGCGGCGGGATGGTGCGGGGATCTGGCAGGCGTGCCGGATAGAGCTTGAGCGGCGGCAAGGTTGCGTCGTGCTCTTGGGAGCCGACGACCGCGAGCCGGGGCCTGAAGCCGCCTTTTTCGTAGGCGGTGACAATCGGATCATCCGGCATGGCGGCGCCCTCCCGAGGGTGCCACCGGCAGGGCGAAGTACATTTCGCGCCTTACCATGTCCGTCACCTCCTCCTCGGCTAGAGGGAAGTCATCGGCGCCGTTCACGTCGTGGGCCTCGGCGAACAGCACGTTGGACGGCCGGCGCGACGCGATGAGCGGTCGCAGTCGCTGGCGGATGCGGTATGCGGCCAGGTCGCGACGGCGTTCCAGCGCCTCGAGGTGCAGCGAAAGAATGTGCTGCAACCCCTTGACCATATTGGGCGCGGTGAGACCGCCAAGGTCGCCGGTGCGTTCTGCTTTGACGGCCTCGGCGATCAGGCTGGCGTGGGCGTCGCCGAGCGACATCCAGCCGCGCGCCACCGGGCGGGCCAGCGAGGCGGCCAGCGGGACGAGTTCGGCAGGTTTCATGGTGGCCAGCATGGGCATACCCCTATTGCTTCGGCCCAGGGGCTATGCAATGAAGGGGTGTCACGGCCCTTCATTGCGCCATTCCCCGGCGCCGGTTCAAACAAGTTACAGGCCCCGAACGGTTCCCGCCGTTCGGGGTCTTTGCTGTTATGCGCGCGTGTGGGTTGAGTCGCAACGGTCATGCCGTCACACGCCGCCGCGGAGAATGCCGGCCTCGCGCACACAATTGCCCCAGGTCAGTTCCAGCGGCGCGCGACCCAGCGAGACTTGCTCGCGCGACCATTTGGCGAGGATCTGCACCTCGCGGGCTTTACGGGCTTCCTTCTCCTGAGCCCGCTCAAGGTTGAGGGTCGCCCTGGCGTGCTCCTCGGCCTTGAACGCCAGCGGTGCCAGGCGATGCAGAATGACCCGGTTATTCGGTCCTAGTACCAGCCGGTCGGGGTCATACGGCACCAGCCGACCCTCACCGAACAGATTCAACTGCGCCGGCGGGTCATCATCGTCATCGTCGTCATGATCGTCGCCGCGCAGAAGCCGCAGATCCTGCATCGCCTGCCGCATCTGCATGACACGGATATCGACCTTCACCGCGTCGGCCATCTTCTCGGCCACCTCGTCCTGATCGAACGAGCCGTCGTCCGCAGGCTTGAGCTTTGCAGTCGCAGAGTTGTAGCGAGCCAATGCGCGCGCGCGCATCTTCCAGTGGATGCTGCTCATTACCCCCCCTTGTTGATAAGTTCCGACAAATGGCTGATTGCTGTCGTGATCTCTGTCAGATCGATGCCGGCCAACACATCGCGATCGCCCAGTGCAGCGCCGGTCATGACCAGGGCAACCTGCACCGGAAAGTTCTTGATGTTGACGACGGCTTTCCTGGCCGCCTCGATCCCTGCCTCAGTCTGCATCCTGCGGGTGCGCAACTCGGTCATGCCAGCCTCGAGCGTCAGCCGCTCGTCATCGACCAACGCCGCAACGTCCGGCGCATCCGCGCGCAACTCAGCCATCTTCGCATCAGTGGACTGGCTCGCGCGCCGCTCCTCCTCAACAGTTTTCAGCGCCTGATCGAGACTGGTGCGATGCCCCAGAACATCCTCGGCCAGCGCGCGGGAATGATGCAGGACGGCGCGAGCCTGCGATAAGCGGGATCGGTCGAATTGTTTAGTTTCTAAACCTTTCATTTTGCCGCGCGGATGGCTATGCGGCTCCGGATAGATCATCGCCAGAGCAACCGCCTGCTGGCCTTTGGTCAGGTTCCGACGTTCCAGATTGGCCGACACGATGAACGCCGCCGCATCATGGCCATTCAGCGCGGCAAAGGTCGGTGCCACCCCGGCGATCTCGCACGCCCGCAACCGGTTGCGGCCGTCGATCAGCACACCGGCATCATCAAGCACGATCGGATGCAGTAGCCCGTTTTCCCTGATGTCATCTGCGAGATCCTGCAACTCGTCATCCGTCATCATCGGAAAGACAGCAGCGAGCGGATGAACCTCTATGATCCCTGTCTCGCTCACTGCACGATCTCCCCCGACATCATGTACACGTCGCACTGAGCGGCACGCCGCATTCGCGCAGCGCCGCCTCCACGTCCGGAACGGAGCGGCACAGCATCACGTCCGCCCCGGCATAGATCAGCTTGTGCATGGTTTCGCGCTGCGCCGCGGACACCACGCCGGTGCGGGTCTTCAGCTCGATGAACAGCGCCCTTCCGCGATACACCACAGCGATGTCGGGAATGCCGGCCACCAGCCCGGTGCCATTCAGCCGCGCCGCCACCTTCTTGCTGCGCAGGCCACCATTCGGCACTGCGTATGCAACGCCGTCGTGCGGTAGTGCCAGACGTAGATACGCGATGACGGCACGCTGCAGCGTTTCTTCTTCGTGCCTGCGCCGCACCACCGACCGCTGCGGCAGCATGTCCAGAACCGCGCTCACCAGGTCAAAGCCCCAGGCCGGTAAAGCGGCGCCTGCCCGCGCTCGGCGCGTGCGCACGCCAACTCCCAGGCCAGCGCCTCGCGCGCAGCGGCCAACTCGTGCGGCATACTCGGCCGGGGCGGCGGCGGCGGCGGCCCCGCCATACGCTGCAGCTTCATCTTCACCGCCAGCCTGGTACGCCCCAGCGCGTCGGCGATGTCCTCGAGCGACACGCCCTCCGTGAGGCGCCGGCGGGCGCGCAGCACCTCAGCACCGGTCCACGGCCGGCTCATGCCGCGGCCTCCAGCCGCGACACCGGCCGGCGGACGTAGGCCAGGCGGACATGCACAGCGCAATACGGGCAGCCCGCCAGCGCCGGCGCGTCGCAGAAGCGGAACCCCTTGGTGCGCGGCTCACCGGTAGGCCATTGGCACGTCCGCACCACGGCGGGCACCGGCGCCGCGGGCTTGGGCGGCGCCTTGGGCGGCTTCTGCGGCTTGCGGGCCAGCGACCGCCGATGCGCCTCCGCCAACTCCGCAGCGCCCCGTGGCGGCGGCGGTGGCGGCTGTGGCATGACGGCGCGCGGCGCCAGGTGCAGCCGGTGGACTTTGCCGAGCACGGCGTTCTTGCTGTAGCCGAGCTGCGCGCCGATCGCCGCGGCGGTCAGATCCGTCTCCCACAGCGTGCGCAGCGCATCGCTCGCGTGCTCGGGCCACAGCACAGGCGCGCTCATGGCCGCCCCCAGCGCCGGTTGAACCGCTTCGCCCGCCGCATCGCGCGGCGCAGGACCACGGCAAAATACAGGCGCTCGAGCCACGCCATTAGGCGACCGCGCGTTGGCGTTTGCGCTGCGCAGCCGCCTCGATCTTCTCCTGCTGGCGAATGTATGTCCGGACCCGCGCGAAGGTGGCCAGGGTGAAGTTGGCGCCCTCGCGCAGCTTGCCCATGAACTTGCCGTCGTTCACCGCACGCCGGCCGAACGTCGTCTCGGCCACTGGGTGGGTGGCCAGGAACGCCTCGATCTCGGCCAGGAGCTGTTGGTGGGGCGTCGCCATGGAAGTGTCACGGTAGGGGGGAACCCTCCCGTTGTCTACGCGAAGATTCCCCTAGAAAAATGTCCTATGGCGCGCGACACCTAATTATGGGAGTGTTCCCAAACATGAGCAAGTTATCCACAACCGCGAGTCCGGTGGCGCGGGAAATCCACCGCCGCATGGAGGCGCTTGAGATGAGCCCGACGCGGCTCGCCCTCAGGGCCGGCGTCAATGCGACGTACGTGCGCGACCTGTTTTCCGGCAAGTCGCAGAACCCACGCCACGCCCACGTTCAGCGCATCGCTGTTGCCCTGGGCTGCACGATCCTGGATCTAATTGACCCAAGGCCACCCGGCGAGCGCGTACAGATATCTGAGGTGGTCGATCGCCCGGACGAGCTTGCGTTCCTCCGTTTCTGGCGCGCACTCAGCTCTGAGGGGAAAAACCAGTTCCTCCAGCGAGCCATCGAAAGCGCGCCCAGCCCGCCGCTGGAAAGGCAGAATCGTCGCTGACACACACTGCCCAACGCCATGCGCCGCCGCCCGGCCTCTTGAGGCGCCTGCCCCATAAATAACGTTTCCATTGGGAATGTTCCCATGGACATGAAGACAATTCCCATCTAAAGTGCCTCCGTCAACTCGGAGGCCGGCGTGGCTTTTCATTCAGTTTCCCCTCTCTATCTGCCCGACCTTGTGTGCGGGGATAGTCGCCGTGCTGCAATCAGGCCGACACATCGTCTTCCCGCCGAAGGTGTCGCGTCAAATGGTAATTTGCGAGCAATAACAGTCGCTCGTGAATGCATCGTGAATGCAGGCGCGGAACATTCTGCCGAGCGGGTGCGTTATTATCTGAGCATTTCCGCGCAACCCTATACCGCTGCTGCGATCCCGCCCCCGCGGTTCCCCGTGAAGCTGCCCCACGGCTACCTGCCGGGAGTGGTGTGATGGATCAGCTGCTGCGGGACATCCGCGGCTACCGTCTCAGAGACATGCTCGCAGCGATCGCCGAGTGGTCCCACGCCACCGGCACCGAGCGCGACTTCTGGCGCGCGACAGGTCTGAACCGCATCCGCGAGTTCCGCCGCCTGCACCTCAACCCCGAGCGCGCCGCCTTCGAGGCCGCCGTCGCTCGTAGCCAACTTAGGAGGGCAGCATGACCAAGCGACTTTGCCTGTCGGTCGTCGTGGAGATGCCCGACAACCCGTTCGATGCATCCGACGTATTCGCCAAGCTCAAGCAGCCATGGTCGGATCTGCTCAACAGCCTGACGCAGAGCGGCGTGAAGCACGACTTCAAGGCCGATGAAATGGAGGTTAGCGCCAAGCGTGGACGCCCGCGCAAGCCCCGCATCGCCGCGGTGCCGCCGTCCGGAGAAGCAGCATGAGCATCCCCAGCAGCTACCGGCTGCAGGAAGCGATGAGCCACGCCATGCAGCTCATCGCGGAACTCCCTGATGATGAACGACTGCGGGAGGATACTGTTGCCGGGGAAACGGATGCGCTCGAGATGCTCGACGCCTACGCCGAGCAGGCGTTGGCCGATGCGGCACTGGTCAAGCAGGCCCGCGAACGCGCCGCCAGGCTCGAGGCCCGCGCGCAGCGCAACCGCGCGATTGTCTCGGCGATCCTGCAGGCGTTGCAACTGAAGCGCGCCGAGCGGGCGCTGTTCACCGCAAGCCTGAGCCAGCGCACCGAAGTTGCTGAAGTTCCAACCAACGAGGCGCTGCCGGCGGCGTTCGTGCGCAGCGCCCCAGACAAGGTGCTGATCGGCAAGACGCTGCGCGCCGGCGATCAAGTGCCCGGCTATGAGTTGCAGATGAAACCAGATGTCACGCTGACGCTCCGGGTAGGGTGATGCCCAAAGGTTCGCCATCGCCGCAACTGGCGGCACGTAGAGGTATGATATGAACGACCTAGCCCCCATGCCTAACACCGCGCTGATGTCGTTCATCGAACGCGCCAGTCGCGACGACCAGTTCTCGCTCGATAAATTCCGAGAACTGATCATGATGCAGCGCGAAGCTGAGCAGGCGTCTGCAAAGCACGAGTTCAATATCGCCATGTCGCGCGTGCAGTCGGAACTGCAGTCCGTCACTCGCGACCGCAGCAATCCCGCCACCCGCAGCCGATACGCCACGATGCAGGCGATCGATGCCGAGGCGCGGCCGGTCTACACGCGCCACGGCTTCTCTGTGCGCTTTGGCACCGGCACCGCGCCGTGGGAAGGCTGGGTGCGTGTGACGTGCGAGCTTGCCCACGTCGGCGGCTACAGCGAAAGCCACCATCTCGACGGGCCGTTGGACAACAGCGGAGCCCAGGGCAAGACGAACAAGACCGGCATCCAGGCGATCGGCAGCACAGTCAGCTACTTGCGGCGGTATCTTCTGCTGCTGGTGCTGAACCTCGTCACCACCGACGAGATGGACGACGACGGCGAGGCCACTCGGCGCACGCCGGCCAGTCGCCGCGATGAAATCAACGCCGAGATCCCGATCCCCGGCGAGCCGCCGCCGCGCCCCAAGGGTCGCACCGCGCGCGAGTACCTGGCCGAACTGCACCAGCGCATGGCCGACGCCGAGGACCAGGCCGCGGTGAATGCCATCATCGCCGAGCCCGGCACGCAGCGCGCCATGGCCACATTCCAGAACGGCGCGAAGGCCGAACTCGACGGCATCATTGCCTATGGCATCGGCCGGTTCGGCGGCGAGCCGGCGACGGACTGGACCGACGAGGAAGCGCCCCCCTCCCCTCCCCTGGAGGGCGAGGACAAGCAGGTGACGCTCGCCATCCAGCGCATGCAGCGCGACAGCCGGCAGCTACTCGAGCAGACCAACGCGCTGTCCGGGCACCAGACCTGGCTGCGCAGCCTGCCGCAGGCGGAGTATGACCGCTACGCCCGCGCGCTGGAGGCACGGTATGCGGCCCTGGCGGCGGCACAGCGGGAGCCGGTCGGGTAATTATACAGACTAGGGGAGGTCCCGCTAACGTCCGTTTGACGGAGTGGCCGGTGACTGAGACGCCGCCCGCCAGCCCGCCGCAGGAGTGGCCGATGCTCACCGATGACGATGTGACGTTGGTGGAATCCCTGCTTCGCGAGATCGGCCCGCTGCTCGACGACAAACCGCCTGCCGTCCAGGTCACGGCGCTGGCCTATCTGCTCGCTATGTGGTTGGCCGGACACGTCAACCTGGACAGCCAATGCGAGACCGCTGCGTCGCGGGAGGAACTGCTGACGCTGCACGTCGAGACCGTGCGCGCGCTGGTCCCCGAGAGCGCGAAGGCGATGGGGCTGCCGCATTGATCCATGCTGTCAGAACTGCCAGGTAGCCGCCTGGATTTGCTTATCACGCCTTATGCAGCTTCGCCACATTTGCTCTAAAGCATTGAAATCACGGATGGATAACTTTGGCTGGCCGTAACATAAGGCGCGAACCTCTCTCCCTGTTTCCGGAGCCACTGCGGCAGTGTTCGAGGTGCAAGGATCACCTGCCTCTTGAGGCATTCCGCGCCGGTAGCAAGAACAAGGACGGACTGGAATCACGCTGTCGTAAATGCATTGCGGCAAAACAGGCCGCTTATAGAGTGGCCAACCTCGAGAAGGAAAAGGCCCGCCAGGCTGCTTGGGCGAAGGCCAACGCCGAGAAGCGGCGAGAACTCCGCCGGGAGTATTACCGCAAGCATCTCGCGGAAAAGGCGGCCGCCGACTACGCTGCCGATCCCGAGAAGTACCGCGAGATACACGCCCGCTGGCGTCGGGCGAATCCGGAGAAAGAACGCGCCCGCCACCTTGCCTACAAGGCTGCCAACACCGAGAAGGAAAAGGCACGCCATGCCGCTTGGGCGAAGGCCAACCCAGAGAAGGCCGTGGCCAAGGCGCAGCGCCGTCGAGCCAGAAAGCTCGGCGCGTCTGGCGATTATACGATCGACGACATTGCGCGGTTAAGGATTGCGCAGAAAGGCCGTTGTGCCTTTGCGTCTCTCCGGTATTCGTGGTGCGACCGAGCACTAAGCAAATCCTGCCACATAGATCACATCACCCCTCTCTCCAAAGGGGGCACGAATTATCCGCGCAACCTGCAACTCCTATGTCGACCGTGTAATGTGCGAAAGCATGACGCGCATCCGGTTGACTTCGCGCAGGCTAATGGGACGCTGCTATAATGCCCCCCGCTGACCCGATCGGCGCCGCGCTCGCGTTGTGGATCGCCGGCCTGATCGCCCTCGGCCTGATCGTCTGGCTGGTCGTGCGCCGCTGGTGAGCGCGCCGCAGTATTGGCTGTTCACCCGGCCCGATGGCAGCATCACGGTGCATCGCGGAGGCTGTGGCATGGCCGTGCGCAGCCGCTACCGTCACCGCCGCCTGGACGACCGGCGTCTGACCGGCCCGCTGACCGCCGAGCTGGTCACCCTGCTGCCTGCCTACCGGGTGTGCCGGGTTTGCATGTCGGAAAAGTTTACACTCTCGCGTGCCGCCACCGCCGCGCGGCTCATAAGTCGCGGAAAAGACTGACCCCCCAAAGTTGGGCGCGATCTTGCATCCCGGCCGAGTGGCCGATCTAGACGGCCAAACGACGGAGAAACGCAATGAAAACCCTCCTCCTCGCAGCGGTCGCCAGTATCGGCCTCGCTGCCTCCGCCCAGGCGGTGCCGATCGCCAGCGGTAGCGTGCTGAACATCGTCGGCAATGCGCATTTCGATGCAACGAATGTCAACTTCACGAACCCCGCGAACCTGGTCATTGGCAGCGGCGACTTCGCACTGCTCGGCACCTGCACGGGCTGCGTCACGATGACGACGCCGCTTGACTACGTGACGCCGACCACCGGCCAAGCATACACCGCGAGCAATCTCGGCCTGACCACGAGCTTTGATATCGACAGCGGCGGGAAGATCTCTGGCGCGGGCCTGACGACGCTGGGCCTGCAATTCGCGGGCACGGCGTTCCTCACCGGCTTTGACCCAACGCCGGGGCTTTGGATCGTCACCGTCAATCAATTTGGTAACCTCGTCGGCAGCTTCTCTGCCAGCACGATCGCCACGCCGGAGCCGGCCTCGATGCTCATCCTGGGCGCCGGGCTGGTCGGCCTTGGCATGCTGCGCCGCCGCAGCTAGGCTGCGCCGATTACCGAACACACACTAAAGGCGGGCACCCCCAAAAGGCCCGCCTTTTTCTTACGCGATCAGCACGCGCGCGCTACCGTCCAGCATCGAGATGATGAACCCCGCCTCGCTGACCTGCAGCGGCTCATAGTTCTCCGTCACCCGCTCCGCCGCCAGCCGGCCGATGTCGTATTCCTCGATCCGCCGCGTCGGCAGTGACGGGAACTCCAGCGTGACCGCGAGTGGCTCACCGCCGGGCTCCGGCATCGAGCGCCACAGCACGACGAAGAACGTGCCATCGCTGGCCTGATAGAGATCGTGGCTGACTGAGGCGTCGGCGCCGGCGACAGTGTATTCCAGCCGCCCCGGCGCGAAGGTCAGTCGCTCCTCACCAGGGTCCGCACAGATCGCGCACAGCGCCCGCAGCGCGTAGGCGACCTCGCGAGGATCGTCGGCATTCGTCGGATAGAGGCCGCAGCGATACGTCGAGCCATAGTCCAGCAACGCATACCACCACAGCGGCACCTCGAGCCGGGCGCAGCGGAACAGCGTCAGCAGCGTGTAGTACGTGTCCAGCGTGCCTGACCAGCCGGCCTGATCGGGTTTGTGGCCCTCGGCATTGTACAACGTCGGGTGGAACTCCGTCACCGCGATCGACGCCTCGTAGACCGCGCTCAGCCCGGAGACATACGCCACAACCGAGCAGTCATCGCCCGGCAGATCGGGGCAGTGCGGCGGGTAAAAGTGGCCGTTGCCGAACCCGATGAGCGCGTTGTGCTCATCAATCTGGTCGCCGAAGTAGCCGGTGATCCATCCCTCGGGATGCGGCATCCCGGCGACGACCGATGCGCCCATGACTTGCCAAGCGTCCGTGTCGTCGCACATCCTCTGGATTGCCATCGTGGTCTCGACCGGCACTGTGCCGCCGCCGAAATCCGTGTTCGGCTCGTTCAACCCTTCGACGTATTCAATGCCACACGCCACGTCGCGTTGCAGATCGAGCATCGTCGGCACGTCGGCCGTCGAAGCGTTGGCTCCGGGGCAGATCGCGTTGCGCTGATCGGGGAATGCGGCATGCACCGCCGTGAGCCACTCGCGCTGCATGTCCGTTCGCGAGGCGTAGTGATACTCCCGCACCGCGATCGTGTGCCCAGTGTCCCCCACGATCCAGCGCAACGCCGCGATCACGGGGGCGGGGCGATAATCCGCTGGCCATGAACCCCATACGTTATGTTCATCGAGGCTGCTGAACGTGTTCGTGCCGAACGGAAACAGCGCCATGACGCGCTTAGCCTGGGTGCCGCCAGCGACCGGCGGTTCGGCATCTTCGAGCGCAGAGACGCGCATTTCCAGAGCGGCGAAGTCATCCCATGTCGGTACGGTGGCTGGCATCTATGCGGCCTATTCGTTGTGCGGTAGCGGTTTGATGTTTTGGATCTGCCATAGCACGGTGACGCAGCGATCCAGCACAGCGACGAAGGTGCCACCGGTCATCATCACCACGCAGTTTGTGCCCTTCGCAAAGTGCGTCTTGTTCATCGATCGCGGCTCCCGGATGCTGGTGATCTCGTGGGTGTTCACGTAGATCGCCTGGCCTTCCGGGCCTTTCAATTCGATCAGCGTCTGCGCGACGGCTGGCGTGATGACCAGGCAGGCCACCAGCGGGATCAAGAGCACGGTCATACTGACGACGGCGCTGCGATCGCCCACTTGCGATGGAGGTAGCGTGAATTTGGATGCCCCTGCATCTGCTCGACCAGCCAGTCGTAGCACTCCTGGGCACCGTCGCAGCCGGCGCGTGCCGCCATCGCCAGCGCACCCATCGCATACGACGGATAGGTCAGGTCCAACGAAGCCGGCAGCGTGTCCGCATCATCGTAGGCACATTTGTCGGGCAAACAACGCGCATTGATCACCCACGCGCCTGCCCAGGTCTCGACGCTTGGTCCGCTAGGCTCCGTGCGCGTCATCATCTGGTAGAGCGTCGGCACCGCGCGCACCCACCCGGACGTGCCGCCGGTGCGCGCCGCAACATCGCGCGTCTTCCAATCCAGCACCGGCTGCCAATCGGAGTGACCCATCGCCACGACCCAGCCGAGCACGCACGTCAAGAAATCTTCCATCCAGATCGAAACATATGTGTTGGCCGGCGGCACGGAGGTCGCTGACCCAGGCGCGTTTTCCGGTGTCTGCAAAATCCACAGGTCAGAGCACGGCTTTGTCGTGCCGTTGACGTATTTGCTCATGAACCAGTCGCGCTCGTCGTCTAGCCGGTCCTTGAAGATACCCTTCGGCAGCAGCCACGACGGCAGGTCATCCGGCGTGACCGTGGCTGCTTGCACGAGAGACCGTAGCGCCCACGCGACGGCGCGGACGGCGTTGCCTAACGAGAAGTTCTGCCTCGCCCCCGGCGACAGACAGACCACGTTGTAAACCGCGACAAACTGTACCCATTCCAGCATGTACGGATCGCCGGACAGCACGAACGGCACGAAGCCGAAAGACCCCATGTGGGCCGCGTCCAGCGTGACCGGAGAGTCCGGCCCTGGCGGGATGTATGGGTCCGCGCCGTTCGGCGAATACATCGTTGCATTCGGATACTGCGTCCAGTCGAGCGGCGCACCGGTCTTCTCGTCGCGGAAATACAGCGGGATCGAGCCGGCCGCTTCTCCCCACGCCTGGACGCTGCGCCAGGACTGCTCCGAGCCGGTGCAAAGAAACTCGGCCTGCCCCTCGGTGATCGGGCCGATCTCATCGCGCTCGCCGGTCGAGGGGATGTAGGCCGTGATACCGGCGAGGTCCATCGGCCCGGCGTAGGTGCGCGGGAGGCTCGGCGGGATCACCGCGCCGAACAGCGTCTCGCTGTAGAGCGGCAACAGGCCGCCGAGAAAATCAGGGGCGGGATAGATGATCGGCCGTGGTGCGGACTGCCAGCGCCAGCGCGCGTGCCAGTAGTGCACGGGTGCTTCCACGCACGCCAGCTGCTCGGAGCCACGGAAGATTGTCGCGGTGTAAGCCTGCATGTTTGCCGGCACGGTGCCCCACAGACCACCGAGTTCAAACACGACCTCGTCGCGCGCACCGTCCGTATCGCTGCGGAAATACACCGCGAAGCCGACCAGATCAGGCAGCGTGCAGCGGATGCAGTGCTGGGTGAAATGCCCGCCCGGCTCGTGATAGTCGCCGAGGTCCACGCCGGCTTCCTCGGAGAAAACATAGCCGACGCCTTCGTAGTCGATGCGCACGGACAGGCCATCACCGGCGGGAGGCGGCGTGGGTGTCGGCGTCGGCGTAGGGGTGGGCGTTGGTGTCGGGGTGGGCGGCGCGGCGCCTTCCAGCGCGGCGACGCGCGCCTCGAGGGCAGCGAACTCGTCCATTGTCGGCACGGTGGCTGCCATGGCGGATATTCCTTGCAATCTCATACAGAGTGTATTACAGCGGGCACAGAGCGCGGCCTCTCCCGTCGAGGCCGCGCTCCGCCGCCGCGTCACGCGGGCGCGGCCTCTCCCGTCGAGGCCGCGCTCCGCCGCCGCGGCTCACCGACGCAATAGCTGATTGGGGATGACGCGCGGCGCCGGCGGCGATGCCAGGCCGGGCGGCGTAGGGGGCAGCGTCTGTTGCTGGGTCGGACGCAGCGGCGAGGTCAGCGCCAACGCCTGCAACTGCCGTCCGAGCCGCTGCCCCAATGACTGCGCCGCGGGCAGGCTCGCCGGGTATTTCTCCAGCATCGTCCTGGCGATCTCGGGATGCATCATCATCTGCTCGACCAGGTCGTTGACCTTCTGCAGCCCGTTCTGCCGCATTGCGTTGAGGATCGGCACGCCGATCATGCCGGCCACCCTGCCGAGCGGCCCGAGAGCGTGCCCGGCCGCCTCGCCGACCCCCTCCATCGCGGCGAGCATGCCGACCGTCGACGGGTGACCACCGCCATGCTGCTCGCCGGCCGCAAGGTCTTGTGCGGTGTTGGAGCCGCCCGGCAGCTTGGTGCCACTAACCGAGCGCTGGGACCGCTGCAAATCAATCGCGGTGTTCTGGATCGCCTCGACCTGCTCGGGCGAAAAAATCTTGCCGAGCGCGCGAGAACTGTTCTGGATGAACCGCGTGAACTTGTCCGGCTGCAGCATGCGCTCCTGGCCGACCACGGTGTTGCTGCGCAACTCCTGCAGGATGAAATCCACCGCGCCGCGTTGCAGGCCAGCACGCGCCGCCGGATTGTTGGCTGCGCGCTGCGCCAGGTCAGCCATCGTCGCTTCCGCGGTGTCGGAGCGGAGAATGCGGCCAATCGTGATGGTCGGATCGGCATCGCCCAGGAACCGCCGTGCCGCCGAATCCTCGATCGCGGTCCTCGCTGCCTGATGCCGGACCACGGCGTCGTCGACCAGTTGCCGCTGTTGCGCGGCATCGGCAAACCGCGCCCTCAGCTCAGGGAATGCCGACAGCGCCTCGTCATGCGCAGCCAGCCAACGCTGGGCCCTGGCAGGGCTGAGCGTTCCGTCCGCCTCCTCGGCGGCGTGGCGCAGGCTGAACGCGGCATAATCCTTCAGATCGCTGACCAGCGCCGGGCTGCTGCCGCCGGCGCGCATGAACGCCTGCACGCGCTCCGCGGCGCCCTTGCCGCTGTTGAAGAGTGTAGCCGCCACCTGGCTGTCGCCCAACCGCCATTCGCCGGCCCGTCGTCCTGTGCCAAGCACCGCGCCGACGCCGGGGGCCTCGTCATAGGTTGCCACGCGCTCGGCGTGCGCCGCATTGGCGTCGCGATACCGCGCGATTGCCTCTGGATCGTAGTTAGGCTCGAGCGGCGCTGACCTGCCGGGAGCGAGGCCCCATTTCTGGGCTAGAGCTGCTGCCGCAGCCGCCACATCGCGATTGCCTCCAGATGGTCCTGGTAGCCCTCTCGGCGTGACCTGGTTTCCAGCGCCGCCAGGTATTTGAGGCGCGCCGCCGGGTCCGTGATAGCCGCCAGGTTGACCTCCAGCAGGTCGAGGTATGGCGCCTTGCCCTGGGAATACAGGATTGCCAACGCCTCCGACCTGCTGTGTGCCATCGCCCTGACCCGCCTTCAGACGGCCCAGCATAGTCTGTTCGGGAGTGGCATGACCAGCCTGGACAGCCGCGGCGTCGGACGCGGCGCGCTGCTCGACGCCGCCGGACAGGGTGTTGTCGACCGCCTTCTGCAACTGAACCAGCGTCCGGTAGGTCGTCGAGCGGCCGTTATTGTAGAGTTCCTCCCGCATCGCGTCGGTGATGCGCGAGCGCAGCGCCGCGGCCTCGCCAAACAACTGCGTTTCGGGCAGGCCCTGGGCGGTGCGGAAAATGCCCGCGGCATCGCCGCTTAGTGGTGCGGCATTGGCAGGTCGGGCACCCACGATGTCGTTGGCGGCCTGCCGGATCGGCGTCATGCCGAGCGCCAGCGTGCCGTCCGGGTCAACGTCCGTGTAGAGCTTCGACACCTGCGCGCGCGTCCCGGTGTTGAGCGCATCGAGGCCGGCGCGCAGGCGCTGGCCAAACCCTTGAAGCACCGAAGTTGAATTGGCATCGCCCAGCGGCGCCGCGCCGCCCAGGTTGTTGACGGCCTCGCGGGCGCCGGTGCGTGCCGCATCGATCTGCGCGGTGTGGGCCGCGTCGATGTCGGACAACTGCTGACGGAAGAACCCGCCGACGGCATCGGGCGATGCGGTCTCGGGCGCCATGCCGCCGATGGCGTTGACCCGCGCCTGGTTCTGCTCGCCGAGCCTGGCCATCCAGACATCCGGGCTGTTCTTGGCGACCACGCGCTCGAGGTTGCCGAGGCCCTGGTCGCCGGTCAGTTGGAAGGTGGTGGGCTGCGAGCCAGGGACGAGCGGCGGCTGGTCCTCGGCAAGTGTGGCGCGCACCTCCGGCAGATTGCTGGCGGCCCCGCCGACCCGCGCGGCCGCGAGCCGTTGCTGTCCCGTCGCATACATCGGCGCCACGTAGTCGCCGATCTTCCCGCCGAGGGTGTTGACGGCTGTTCTGCCGGCGCCGGCCGCGAGGCCGGCCACCCCGCCAGCCAACAATTGGCCGCCGAACTGTGCGAGCGGCTTATACGGTTCCGGCACGGCATTGGCGGCGATCTGACCACCAGCGCCGGCAGTGCCGCCAATGACCGCCTGTGACGGCGCACCACCGGCCCCGAAGGACCGCTGGAAGGCCCCGGGAATGCCGGCCAGCACTGGCAAAGCGCGCGCGACGCCCCACGGCAGGATCATTGAGGCGGTGCCCCCGCCGGCGGCGCGCGCGATCTGCTCGGCCTCGTCGCCTGGCACGATCGTCCGGGGATCGGCGCCGAGATAGCCGAACGCCGATTTCCACCACTCCGACCCGCCCACCGGGTTCTGGATGGTGGGATGCTGCGTGTCGGTTGCCGCGTTGATAGCGCGCGGCACGAGGTTGATGGCGCCGGTCATAAGATCGACCGGCAGGCCGAGAAATTCTGCGGTTTTCTCACTGGTGCCGGCGCCGTAATTGGCAATCAGGCCCGTTGTCCGCGGGTCTTTCGGCGGCGGTTTGGCCGCCTCCTCAAACGAGAATGTGCCGGGCGCTGGCGCAGGCGCGCCAGGTGCTGGGGCAGCCGCGCCACCCTGCGCCTGCTCAAACGAGAAGGTGCCGGACATTACTGCAGCGCCCCAAGCTGTGCGCCAACGGCGCCGGGCGACAGCGGGGCGGCTGGTGGCTGTGGTGCAGCCGCAGCCTGTGGTGCTGGCTGTGGTGCTGCTGCAGCCGGTTGCGGCAGCGGCTCGAACGCCTTGCCATTCCAGCGCGCCGGGCCTTGCGAGGTATTGTAAATCACATTCGGGATCGCCGCCTCTTGGGTTTTAGGCATCGGATAGGGCACGATCCTGGAGGCATAAGCCTCGATCGGCGCGATTTTCTCAAATGCGGGGAGCATGCCGCGGATCGAGCCGTTATGCGTCGGATCGGCAAGCCACTGCTCGCGGAAGTTTGCGATGTCCTGGTCGCGCTGTAAGCCCTGGCGCTCTGAGTTGATAATGACCTGGAAGCCGCCCTGCGACATTTCGATGTTGGGTTGGAAGCTCTTGATCTGCGAGAACACCGACGCAGCCTCGCGGGAGCCAAGCACGCGGGTCATTTCGGAGGCGAGGAAGCCGCCTTCCTTGCCGATTGTCTCGCCGGCAGCGGCGCCGTTGGCCAGCCATGCGGGAGGCGAGATGCCCATACCCTGCAACACGTCGGTCATCACCTTGGCGCCAGCCAAGCGCATAGCGGCCGTGCTTCCGGGCCGAAATGCGGTTGCGGCATTCTCCAGCACGTCGAGGCGCTGCAAGCTGACCGGCGCCTTGGCAGCGGCGTCGATGATTCCCTTGCTCTGATCGCCATAGGCTTTCGACTCGGCCTCGGCCTCGGGCGAGAGTGTTGACGTGACGGGTTGGCCGCCAGGCCCCAGGGTGGGCGAAAACGTGCTCGGGCCGCCGCCCAACCCCGGATAGGCGAAGCCCGGCATCTTGGCGCCGCCAGGCCCAATAGTGTCGGTCTGGTAAGGCTGCGGCACGAGGGTCTTCGAGCCATCCGGGTTTATCAGGAAGCCACCAACTCCGCGCACCTCGAAATTGCTGTTGATCTCCTGCGCTCGCTTCACGGCGCCCTGGTAAGCCGGGTCCGCCTTGTAGCGTTCCAGGTTCGAGTTGGCCTGCGCAACTGAGAGTTGGCCCTGCGAGACGGCGAGTTGCTGCGTTTGTATCCAGTCGGAGAATGCCTTTTGCGCCAATGCGGTGTTCTGCTGGCGGTAGGTGTCCTCCATCTTCAGCCGGTCCAGGCCGGAGAGGCGTCCTGACGCGCCGAGGGTGGTCACCTGCATCTGCTGGTGTGCGGTCAGGCCATTCTCGTTCAGCACGGGCAACGCCGGCGCCGACACGGCGGCCTGGGACTGTGGCGCTGCCGGCGGAGGTGCCGCAGGTCCGTTCTGCCCACCCGGCAGCACCTGGTTCGGTGGCGCAGCAGGAGGGGCCGCCGCTGCCGCTGTGGAGCCTGCTGACGCCCCTGCGGCTGGCCCGGCCGCGGCGGTGCCACTGAGCCGCACAGCCTGCCGTAGCGGCGCGTAGCTGGCCGGGTGGACCTGATCGCCGGAGAGCGTCGCCTGGTCGACCGGCACGAACCGCGCGCCATTGCGTTCGGCGATCTGAGCCAGCAGCGGGTTGGCCCCGGCAATGTCCGGCCGTGTGCCGACGCCGACCACCGTCACCGACTTCGCACCGCCGTCCTTCGCCGCCTGGATCTGCTGCTCGGCGAGTTGCGTGGCTGACGGATCGTTTGACGCACCGGTCGAGATCACCACGTCCTGGCCACGCAGCGCGCCCGACTTGGCCTGCTGCTGGATCTGGGTCAGCACCTCCTGCGGTCTGGCTCCCTCGCGAGCGGTCCCGAGTTGGCCGCCTAACCCCACAGCGAGGCTATCGCCGACCACCACCGGCCCGGCGGGCTGCTGCTGGCCGCCCGCGGCAACCGTGCCGCCGCCGCTGCCTGGAGGCCTGGCATATCCGATGTTGTAGAAATTGTGCTGCCCGATCACCGTTGGCGTACCGGTCGCCCAGGATGGCGGTGGGCGCCCCAGCGCCGCCTGCGCCGTCGGGCTGTAGAAGTGCGTCGCACCGGCAGTCGGGTCTGCGCTTTGTCCTGCGAGCGCTGGGCGCACCACGTTATTGAGGATACGCTGATACTGCGCCGAGTTCGGATCGATCCCCTCGAGCTTCGCGCGTGTCGCCGGGTTGTTCCACGGCTCGAACTGGTTCGGCGCGAACACCACGGACTGCACGTCGCCGCCGGACTGCTTGATGCGGTTGTTGATGACGTGCGCCACGGCCGCCTGGCCGATGGTTTCCTGGTTGCCGGCCTCGCCGATGACGGTGCGCACGGCCTGGTCCTCGGCGGTGCTGACACCTTCCGGAAGATTGGGCGCGATGTATGGCGCCAGCGGCGCGCCAGCCGGCGCATAGCCTGGACCTGACGGCGGAGCCGTCGCCGGCGCCGCCGCCCCACCCGCTGCCGCAGGTTGTGGGGTCGACAACGCCTGGTTAATCCCACGGTTGGCGGCGAACTCCGCCTGCTTCTCGCTCGGCGTGCCCATCAGGGCAATCTGGTGCAGCACGGCATCGCCCGGATACTGCGCCGGCGCGTTCTTCGCGATACCCTGCTGCTGCAACCACGCCAGACGACCCGGATACGCCGCCGCCCGCGATGCCTCGTCGGGATATCGCGACGGATCGAGCAGATCCTGTGCAGCGCGCGCCTGATACTCCATGTCCAGGCCGCTGATGCCAAGCTGATTGGCCTGCATCTTCTGCGCGTCGAGCTTTGCCCCTACCGGATCGAGCAGCACGTTCGGCGTCGCATCGAACGCGCCGAGCGATGACGAGAACGTCGCCATCAGAAGAAGGCCATGGCTGAGTTCATCAGTTGATTGCTCTGGCTGGACAGCCCCTTCGCCACGTTGCCGTAGATCGACGCCAGCGCCGCACCCGCGCTCGCGTCAGTCGAGGCTATGCCCTGGCCGGTTGCCGTCGCGGCCGTCCCGGTCTGCCCCGCGGCGGTCTCGCCCAGCGTCGAGAGGCCCATGAGCCGGTTGTAGTAGTTGCCGAACTCCTGATCCGCCAACCCGGTGCCGAACGTCTGCTCGGCCTTCAGCGTGGCGCCCGAGCGCAACAGGCCCTTCGCCGCCGCACCGGCATCGACACCGCGCAAACCTTGTTCCAACTGAAACTGATACCCCGGCGAGGACTGGAAGTTGCTCATCGCCGCATCGGCCGCCGGCTGGCCATTCAAACCGAGCAAATCTTCCTGCGCCTGCAGCGGCGCCAGCCCTGCCTCGCGATACGGCCCGAGGTCATTGCGCGTCTGCTGGTACATCTGCATCTGCGCGGCGTTGGCGGCGTCACGCCCCGACGTGACCGCGTTCGACCCCATGACGCCGCCTAACACCGTCGCGAGCGGCCCGAATGCCACCATCTCGGCGAACCTATGCGTGGGCTGGCCGCCCTCGGTCCATCTCATCGTGCTGTCCTTTCAGCTAGACACACCATCCGCCCTGAGATTTCGCACGGCGGGCGCAGCATAAACCCCAGCCACTTCAGCCACCGCAGTTCCCGCGCACGGCCGGCGCCCTCCGCTGTGCGCAATACCGGAAACAGTGCCTGCATCTCCTCGACAATCTGCCGCGTCGCCCGGAGATAGAATTTTCGATCGCGCCGCCAGTCGGGGGTGGTCATCATCCACGCCACACCGTTCGCCGTCACGCCTGCCACCAGCATCGGGATGCCGTCCACCAGGCCGCACCAGCACCGCACTGACATCGCCAGCGCCGCCATTGCGTCGGCCTCGTCGCCCAGCGCCTCAAGCTCCTCGCGGTCTTCCGGCGATAGCCGCTCAAGCACTGTGCGCAGATCGTCTTGCGTTGCGATGGGCATCAGCACGGACGGCTGGATCACCGTGCTCTACGCGCGCTGATCGTACCGCTGGCCGTCGCCGAACTGGTGGTCCCGACCTCTGCCACCAGTGTCACGGCCGTCGCCACCGTGACGTTGTAGCGCCGCGTCGCCGTGCTCATCGCCTGACCCATCGCCGTCGTTGGGAAGGTCGCGGTGAACAGCGTGTCGACCGAGCCGATGCCGGCCGCGAAGAACGTATGCGTCCCGGCCGCGGCATTGAAATTGACATTGCCCGTCACGTCCCAGTCGCCCGCCGTCAGGCTCAGCGTCGCCACGGTGGTCACGACGTTGTTCGCCAGGCCGATGCCCGAGCCGCTCGCCGTGAGGTATTCGCCGATCTGGCCCGCCGCGGCATCCGAGCCGTCGGTGACGCCCTGGAACTTGCTCCAGATCGCCTGCAACCGGTCCTCGACCGACTGGTGGTATTCGCTCCAGGGCTGCGTCGTGGTCCGTGTGTCGGCCCCGGTCACTGCCGCCAGGAACGGCGGATCGATGCGAACGCCGGGGGGCGTCGCCATCAGGTGGCACCCCCGGCGATGTCGGCATCGACCGCATACAATGACGTGCAACCGTGCGTGGTCAGCCGATAGATGCGCTGGCGGAAGCTGCCCAGGCGCGTGGTGAACACCCGCCGCCGGTCGCCATAGAATGCCCCGGCACTCATCGTCCGCGGCCCGCCGTCCCAACTCTGCCCGCCGGTATCGGACCAGTCGAGCGTGACATCGCCGGTGGGCGATTGCGCGCCGACCTCCATCTCGACCTCGAGGCGGGCACAGAACGCGCGCCGCGTGTTGGCCCAGAGCGGTGGCAGGATAGCCTGGCGAATGACGTTGTAGCCGTCACCGTCGGTCGGCTCGTTGCGGATCGGCAGAAACAGTCGCCCCGACAGGCTGTCGCCCAGCAGATACGAACTGCCGAACGGGCAGGCGCAGTTGATCTTCCACCGCGCCGTACCGTCGGCCGAACTCGACCGCTCGTGCCAGACCTTGGTGGCGCAGTTGTACTCGAAGGTCCGGTTGCCCTGGGTGATGCAGTAGAACGTATGGCCGCCCCAGATGTAGGCGAAGGCCACATCACAATCGCTCAGCACCGCCTCGATGGCGTGGGTGCTGACGCGCTGTGCGTTGTAGCTGTTGGATCGGTAGACGATGCCATCCACTCCAAGCCACCAGACAGAGCTATCGATGATCACCTCGGATCGTGGGGTAAAGGAGCCGTGCGAGATCACCGCACCAGGCTGGCGGCGGAACGGAAAGAACGAGGTTCCCGGCGTAGTCTCCAGGCCGGACGATCCGGCATCATACCAGACCTCATGGCCGGCCTGGCCCATAAGCCAGAACTGCCCGCGAAACCCCAGGATGCGCTCGAGCACGTTCGGCATCGCATCGGAGTAGGCGAAGTCGAGGGCGTCGAAGTCGGTCGGGTCCATCAGCCGTGAGATGAACCAGCGCGCCGGGTCGGCGTAGTCGCTGAACGCCCAATAGTTGTCCATCTGCGCCACTGAGGCGGCGCCGGTGAACGTGCCACCCAGTTGCTGCAATGGATCGCCGCCGATGGCACCGGTGGTGTTGTGGCCGCAGGTGTAGGCACGCGGCGGCACACAGACCACGGTAGCGGTCGAGCCGGTGCCGATGGTGATCATCTTGTTGGGATCGTCCGGCACGCCGATATCGCCCATGTCCTCGATACCGGCGGCAGGGTCGGGGGCGAAGATGCAGCGGTAAAAGTGCGTGCCTGAGACGACATACAGCCGGCCGGGTTGGGAAAAGTCGAGCGCCTTGATCGGGCCGGTGCCCACCGTCAGGTAGGTCTGCAAGCCCGGCGTCGAGATCAATGCTGCCGCGGTGCGTGCGTCCTGCGGCTCCTGTTCGGCCATAAGGTTAACTAATTTCTTGGCCGACAGCGGCAGCGACGGGTGCTCGTAGCTTTCCAGCGGGAACGGGATGCGTTGCATGCCGGTCGCTGCTGGCGATTGCTGTGTGGTGGCGGACATGGAGGCTCTTATGCTGAGTGTCTTGGTGGCGTGGGTGTTGGCAGCGTCGCCGGTGGATCATATGCCGGCCGACGCTTACCCGACTTACTGGCGCGAGTTGGCGATGGAGCGCGCGCGGCAGGATATGGCGCGTCGCCGCGAGGAGATGCTGCGTAGCACCGTGCCGTCAGGTAGCCTGCCGCGCCCCGAGGAACCCGGTGGCGCTCACTAAGCCGCTGGCGAAGTTGGCCTGCGCCACGAGGTAGATCACCGTCGAGGTGGTAACGCTGATGCGGGTCGTGCTGGTGGACAGGGCGTTCGTGGTGTTGGCGGTGAATGCCGCTGAGAGCGACTGCTGGCCGCCGGCATCGGGCGCCCCTGAGAAACCACCAGACGTTCCGCTCACGCCCGCCAGCAGCGCTGTCGGCGCCGCTCCGCCGGATGCTGTGAATACCACCCGGCCATGCACATCCCAGTCGCCCGGTGTCAGCGTAATCTGCGCCGCATTTGCCGCCGCCCCGCTGGTGATGCCTCCGCCGCCGGTGCCGGTGAGATAGCCGCCGACGCCGCCGTTGTTGCCGATGTAGGCGCCGACAGAAGCGGCTGGCAGCGACATGCCCCAGCCATACGCCGTGTTGCCGACGATGCGATGCAGGTTGTCGGTCGGGACGTTGAGGAACGTGCCGCTGCCGCTGCCGATCTGTGGCGAACGACAACCGGTCAGTGTGAGATAGCATCCACTGCCCGCCCCAAGAGTTATCGTTGGCTGCGTGTATGCGGTGTTCGGCGAGCGGTTGAAATGGCAGTTGGCGATCTGTGTCTCGGCTACACCGCTCCCGGCAGCATTGACCACGACCGAGGACACGTCGGCGTTGTTGTGCTCAAAGCTGCAATTGTCGAGCAGCAGCCGCGCTGACTGCCCGGTCGCCACGTTCACGTTGACAAACCCGACCGCGCCGGCGTTCGCCTGTCCGAACCAGCAGTTGTCAATGTAGACGGTTCCTTGGGTAAGGCTGACCGCGGTGAAGTTCGTCGCGGTCGCCGTGAAGTAGCTGCCGGTGACCTGGAACCGACCGCCGCCGGCTTGGCTGATCCCGTTGAACCCATCGAACGCGCAGTTAACGGCAGAGCCGAACGTGTAGCCGCTGGCGCCGGCAAACAGCGACAGGTCGGAGTAGAACAGGAACAGGCAATCTTCGAGCTTCAGGTCATCGCAGCGGCCCGACGCGATGCAGGTGGTGCCGAGGCTTTGCGCAATGGAAAGCTGGTTGGCTGTCATCTCGAAGCCGGCGCAATGGAAGTCACGGATGCGCACGCTGTCCACGCTGCCGTCGATATAGATGCCGTATGTGTAGAACGACGCCTGCAGGTCGCGGATCATCGCGCCGCCGGCATTCCCTCCCATGCTGATGGCAGTCATCGCGTTGACGATCGCCATCTCTTCCAGAATGAACCGGGGCTGGCCGGTGGCATTGATCGCAGGCGGATATGCTGTCAGCGCCGACCGGGTTGCAGTATTGGGCTGGATGAAGCGTATTTTGAAGCTCTTGAGGTAGGCGGCAGGCTCGCCGCTGGTGAAGACGAAGACGCCCAGCGCGGACATATTGAACGTGGAGTTGGCGACGACGGCAGTGAGCGCGCGCCCGGCACCCTCGATGAGTTGGCCAACGGTGGCGCAGATCAGCGCGTCTTTCACCAGGTAGGTGCCGGCCGGCAGGTAGACCGAATTGCCGGTATTGATGGCGGCCTGTATGGCGGCGCGGTCGTCGGTGGTGCCGTCGCCTGTCGCGCCATAGTCCTTGACGCTGACGATGTCGGCCATCTTGCTGTTGTAGGCGCGGGCGACAGCGCCGGTGCCTGGCGCCGTGAACGTCAGCTTGGGGCCGACATAGGTGGCTATCGCTGGCGCCGCGAAGCGCCCTGATCCGGAGAGTTCGCCAACGACTGAGCTGCTATCGGTGATAGCGCCGAGGTCCGGCATATCGACAATGCGAATGCCGTCGGTGACGATGGTTGGGATGGTTGTGGACATTATGGCCCCTTCAGTCTGTCGCGATGTATCGCGACTCGATCCTGGCAATGCGTGTGGTGAGAGCGTTGATTTGAGCGGTCAGGCTCGCGATGGCGGCCGCGACGAAAGCGGTGGTCGCGAGCTGCGTGGTATTGGTTCCAGGTGCGGCCGTAGGCGCTGTGGATACCCCTACCAATACCAGTGCTCCGGTCATCGTGGCGCCGGACTTCGCCACGAAAGCGCCGCTACCGGCGATCGGGACCACCAATGTAGCGCTGCCACCCGGGCCGGCGGTGCCCTGTCCATAGTAGAGCGTGGAATCCACCTCGTTGTAGGCGATTTCGGCATTGGCGAGCGTTGCCGGGGCGCCCGGTGCACCTGTCGGGCGTCGCTTTATGCGAAGTACGTCGGCCATGTGGCTCTCTATGCGAAGATCGGAATATCGGTATCGGTCAGCAGCGGCTGTAAGACCGGCGGCACCGCGGGCGGGCCGAACGCACCGCTGCGGATCTGCAGCACACCCTGGAACAGCAGATCCGACTTCTGGCCAGACCAGCCCAACTGCACCGCCCAGCCGCATCGCCACGGAAAACTTTGCAACGTGCCGGATGGCAGGAAGAAGTCGAACGAGCCGAGGCCGACTTGCGGCGCGCCCATGCCGGACCACAGCACTGAGCCACCGGCGGTGAGCGGGCGGTCGTAGTCGCAGCCGCAACCGTAGCTGCCCCAGCCGTTGGCGGCAGGCCGATAATCCGCCCAGATCACCAATTGCGCTGCTGGGCCGCCGATGCCGTCGGTCAGCGTCAGCATCTGTGCGGCCGGGTTATCGCTCTCTACCACGGTGACACGCAGCGTGAGGCTGTCAGTCGCATAGGCCACGAGGTCGCGGCGCATGTCGTGCAACGGTGAGGAGCGGAGATACGGCGCGGTGATGGTTTGCTGCATCAGAACGTCCCCATGTCGAAGGTTACGCCGTCGATCGTGCCGCCCGTGATCGCCACCGCGTTCGCGGCTTGCAGCGCCAGCGAACCCAGCCCGGTAATAGCGGCGTTCGGGATGCTCGCCGAGGCGGTGAACGCGCCGGTGCCGTTGCCGAACAGATAGCCGCTCAGCGTCGTGGCGCCGGTGCCGCCGCGGGCAACAGCAATGGTGGTGGCGTTCCAGGTGCCAGTGGCAACTGAACCCAGCGTGACGATCGAGGTCTGCCCGACATACGCCGCATCGATGTCGACGCCGGAGCCGACCAGGATGCGCCCGGCAGTACCGACGGCACTGATCGTGTTACCGACTTTTGTGAGACCGTTGCCGGCGGTGATCGTCGCGGCCTGGGAGAACTGCACCCAGGTGATCGCCGTCGTGCCAAGCACGCCGCCCGCGACCGAGGAACACGTCCACGAGCTGTTGATATTAATATTGCCGCCAGAGACGAACACATAGGCCTGCGGCACCTCGGCCCAGGTGTCCATGTCGGTGGCGCGCGTCCAGGCGGTGGTCGCGGCTATGTATATACCGTTGTTCTGCTGGAGCGTCTGGTCTTTGACCAATACCCGATCGCCGGCAAGGGTCGTGTAACCATCGATCGTCTGCAAGCCGCTCAGCGTGATGTTCGCACCAGCCGTCGCCACCACCACCGCGCCCTTGGCCGACAGTCCCTGCGCGGTCGTGTCGACGTAGTGCTTGGTTGCGGCATCCTGCGGATTGAGCGGGTCCAGCAGGTTGATCAGATATTGGTTGTTCCACGACACCGACGCAGTCGGCACTGCCTGCTGGTCCTGGCGCACTGCCATTGCGAACGCAGTGGTGGCGAGTGCCAGGGTGTTGTTGCCGCTGGCCTGAGTGATACCCGTCGTGCCGGTCGGCAACGTTGGCGTGCCGGTAAACGTCGGCGACGCCAGCGGCGCGTATCCCGTGATGACCGCACCGCCAGGGATCGTCACCGTGCCGGTAAATGTCGGGTTATTGACCGGTGCGCGCGACGTGTCGACCGGATGTACGTGATCGACGCGCGCCCAGGTGGTGCCGACGCCGATCGATGCCGCCCCGTCCATCAGCGGCAGGACGGAGGCAGCGATCGGCACCGCGTTCAGCACGTAGGCGGTCGTGGCAATCTGCGTGGTATTGACGCCTACGCCAGCCGTAGGCGCGGATGGAACGCCGGTGAATGCGGGTCCGGCCAGTAATGCGCCGCCGACCCCCGTCACGTCGGCAACCGTTAGAACCACGGCGCCGCTGCGCGTGTTGAATGTCTGCACTCCGGCGGCGGCAGAGGCAGCCATCGCGAAAGCGGTGGTCGCGAGTTGCGTGGTGCTTGTGCCCGGCGCGGCTGTCGGCGCTGTTGGTACGCCGGTGAGGGGCGGTGAGGCCAGCGGAGCATAGGGCGCCAGCAGAGCGGTAAAGCCTGCACCGCTCACCGTACCGGTGGAGGTAAGGCTCGCCAAGGTGACGGTGCCAGTGAACGTCGGCGAGGCCAATAGCGCGCCGCCAGCCCCCGACACGTCGCCCGCCACCATAGTCACCGCGCCGCTGCGGGTATTGAACGTCTGCACACCTGCGGCGGCAGAAGCGGCCAGCGCAAACGCGGTCGTCGCCAACTGCGTGGTGTTGGTGCCTGGTGTGGCCGTAGGCGCGGTGGGGATGCCGGTGAATGCAGGCGCGGCCAGCAATGCGCCGCCAGCCCCCGTCACATCGGCCGCGCTTAGTGTCACGGCGCCGCTGCGGGTATTGAATGTCTGCACGCCGGAAGCTGTGGCGGCGGCCAGCGCGAACGCCGTCGTGGCGAGTTGCGTGGTGTTGGTGCCAGGCGAGGCAGTCGGCGCCGTTGGTACGCCGGTGAATGTGGGCGCGGCCAGTAATGCGTAAGGCCCGAGCGTGGTGGTGATCTGAGCTGCGGTCTGAAATCCAGACGGGTTGCTGGCAGCGTAACGGGTGGTATCGGTCGGATGCACGTGATCGCCGCGCGCCCACGCTGTGGCGACGCCTGCGGCCGCAACGCCATCCATCGCCGGCGTAAGGCCGGACGCTATGCCGGGACCGCCGACCGCGACGATGACCGACGCGGAGCCGCCGGAGCCGCCGGTGCCCTCGCCATAGTAGAGGACATGATCGACTTCGTTATAGGCGAGCTCTGCGTTGGCGAGTGACGATGGCGCGCCAGGCGATCCGGTTACCCGCCGTTTGATGCGAAGAACGTCGGCCATTTAAAAATTCCCCGCGTCCAGAAGATCTTCGGTGATCGCCAGCACGCGGGACCAGGCGGCGTCCACACGTCCGTAGGTCAGATGGTCCATTGGCGCCTCGGCGAAGCCCACGCCGGGCGGCCCTGGAGGCCCCACGGCTCCCGGTGGCCCAGGACCACCGGACGGGCCTGGCGGGCCTGGCGCGCCTATCGGGCCAGGGGGTCCGCCTGGGGTTCCCGGGTCGCCCTCCGGTCCCTGCGGCCCGGCTGGGCCGGTGGCGCCTGGTGGCCCTGGCGGCCCGCGCCAGTCATCGTCAATCGGGTCGGGCGGCACATCTGGCGGCAGCGGATAGCCGGCGAAGTCGAGGCCGTCTTCGGTGACCGGCTGCGTGACGTACGAAGGGGGCGGCGAGGGAGTTGCGGGAGTGCCGGGATACCCGACAAAGTCCAGCCCGTCATCGAACGAATTGGCAGGCGGCGGTGCTGCTGGTGGCGTGGGCGGCGTGGGCTGCGGCAGTGGGCCGCCGAAGTCCAGGCCGTCATCAATGCTCATCACGCATCTCAGTGCCCACGCCATTCCCGCGCGATCGGATCTGCTCGGCAGAGGCCTGCGCCTGCTGCATGCATTGGCGCTGTATGCCGTCCACCAGCGGGCCGTAGAGCCGCAGCGGCTCGCTCAATTTGTCCAGCACGACGTTCCACTGCGCAGCCGTCAGCGTTACGGTCAGCGGTACGTCATTCGGTATTTGCGCTGCGTCGCTCATCCGGTCCTCACGCTGTTGTCGAGTCCGTCACCAGCCCATACGCGGCGAGCGCGGTCAGCAGCGACGCCAGCGCCGCGTTGGAACCTTTGGCGCCAGTGACTGTGGGTTTCGCAATGGGGACGGTGTTATTGAAGCCGATATTGGACTGCACGCGCACGCCACCCGTCCCCTGACAGAGCAGGTTTAGGTTGACATTGGCATCGACCCCCACGGTGGAGATTAGTGGCGTGCCACCTGCTACCGTCGGGGTGATACGAACGACGTTGTTGCTGGCAACAGGACCGCCCGCCTGGATTATCGACGTGCCGCCGGTGGACAGCAGGCCGCCAACCGCCAATGCGCCGCTCGTGGCGATGGCACCAGTCGCTCGCGTGATATTTATAGGTGTGAAGAGAACTGCTCCGGTGTCGTCGTAACAGTTTAGGTTGAAGTTGCCTCCCGTATTGCTGCCGGTCTCGGCGTTCACCATCCCCATATTCCAACGCTGGCCGGAAGCAGCGGAGGTGTCGGAATACCATCGAATTTGCCGGGCACTCGCGTTCGTGCCGAGTATCGTCAAAGCAAGCGTAAGGGCCTGCGTATTGCCGCCGCTAGTCAAACCTGCTGCACCTAAGATATTGCCGGATGCTACGACGTTATTCGTCACGGTCACTGCCGTTCCCGCCGCTGAGAATGTCACAGCACCGGTAAACGTCGGCGCACCGGCAAACGATCCGGTCAACGTGCCACCACCACTCAGGGTCACTGCACCCGAGTAGGTGTGTGTTCCAGCAAAGGTGCCGGTGAATGTGCCACCAGTAAGTGTAGCACCGGTAATCGATGCGCCATTGGCCATCGTGACCAGGCCCGTCGCCCTGGTAACAGTGAGCGCATTGCTGACAAACGCTCCGGTATCGTCATACCGGCGCAGCGACAAGTCCGCTCCGGCATTACCCGTGCCCGTCTCGGTGCCTACCAGCATCAAAATCCAACGCGATGCTGCGGTCGGTCCGACAGTCTGAAGGTTGGTTGTCCATGTGATCGAACGTTGACTGCTAGGGGCGCCGTTGATGGTGATACCCATCTGCCCGCCGACTTGCGAATCCAGTCCAAAGGTGGTGCGTGCCTGGTACGGGATGGAGACTATGCCATCCGATCGGCGAATCCAGAACGGCGACCCGGTATAGGTTCCGGTATCGTCGAAGCGGTTAAAATACAAATCGCCATTGGCCTGTGCGCCGGTTTCAGCCGCCGTGCTAATTAACATCTGCCAGCGCCGCGAGCCATTGGTACTCCAGCCGAGCGTGCGATCCACGCCCGTGGGTCCGTCTATCGTGATGGCCGAGTTATTCCCTATGAGGGACGGTATTGGGCTTGCAACTATCAACGGCGCTGTCGCAGTCAATGGCCCGCTTAGTGTGCCTCCGCTCAGCGGCAACACCTGGTTCCACGCGGCATTCAGCCGCCCGTAAGCTGTGCCGTCGCTCGGCGCGTCGGCCAACGAAGGTGGGCCTTGGGGACCGACAGGACCGGGCTCTCCCTGGGGCCCAGCGGGACCGAGAGGACCAGTCTCTCCCGGCGGGCCTTCGGGACCGACAGGACCAGTGGGCCCCTGCGGACCTGGTGGGCCCACCCAGCGCTCCGGATCGGGCGGGCCCGTGTCTGTTCCTGGGTAGTCGCTATAGTGGATCTTGTAGGCCATCCCGAGAGCACCTCAGAAGTACGTTGCTCGCACCGCCTCGCCACTGCTGGGCATCGCGATGTAGCGGTAGATCGCGATCATCGCCGCAGCGGTATCGCGGGCGTCGGTGTCCATGCCGAACAGCGGTGCCAGGCGATCTGCTGCCAGCACGGCGTAGCTATTGCCGACCGCATCGGGGATATCCAGGCTCGTCCATCGCGCGCAGCCGCGCATCACCAGGTCGTCGTGCACCGCTTGCACCGCTTGCTGCGCGTTGTCGTCGGCCGACAGCACCATCGCGCCCTTCTTCACCCGCGCCTCGAGCAGCGCCACCAGCGCCGGATCGACCTGCTTGCCGAAGCTGCTCGCCGCAACCGCAGCCGTCAGCTTCACGTACTCCTCGGCAAAGGCGCGTGGCATGGCAGTGCTGTCCCACCAAACGACACCCTGGGCATCGAGCGCCGCATGCACGCTCGCCACCTTGTCCACCACCAGCGCCTGGTCGCTGGCCGACGGCGTTTCGTCCGACGCGATGACGCCCAACTCCACGAGTGCCGCGGTGGCGATCGTTGCCGAAGGCACCATTTCGGTCAGAGTTGGGCTGTCGTCGAGCGGCACCACGCGCACGCCCAGCCGACGCAGGGCCTGCTGGGCGATTGTGGAGACGCTGACGGTCATGGCGCGGCCCCGGTAGCCGCCCAGGCTTGGACCCCTGGACGGCTCCGTCCTACCGCTTCACAATGCGTACCTGGACTTTCACCAGTATGCGCACCAAGATTAACGGCAGGAACTTCAGATGGGTGCAATCCATCCTCGTTCCTCCGGAACGCCGTCGGATCAGCCCGGCGGCGTTTTCCGTTTAGCACGTCACTCACCGATGCGCGGCCTGGCCGCCGCTCATGCTGTCGGGCGGCTGGATCGGCACATCGGCCGGCTCGGTGATAAGCCCCGCGGCGAGGCTGGAGACGCGCGAGGCGGCCCCAGCACCGGGCTGTGCGTGTGCCGCCGAGATGTCGGCGTTGGCCTTGGCCTGCGCCTCGGCTGCCATCTGCCGTGCCTTGCGCACTTCCATCGACGGCGGGGGCCCGGACGGCGACAGAGGATCGAGCCCGAGCGCGATCAGGTGCGCATCGCGGGAGACGGTGTTCTCCTCGATGGTGCCGCCGGCGCCACCGCGTGCGCCTAGCGAGCCCTCGCCGTTGTAGTCGAGGATGATCTGCGCGCCGATGCTGCCGAACGCCTGCGTCTCCCGCAGCTCGGCCCTGGCCTTGTCGGATGCCTGGCGCTCGGCGGCAGTGGGTTGCTTCGGCGCCTGCTGCTGGCGCTGTTCGCGCTCGTGCCGTTCGCGCTCGTGCTGCTCGTTGTCGTGCTTGTCGTTTGCCATTGCTGCCTCCTTATGCGTCGGCCACGGCGGTGGTGAAGATGGTGAATATGCCGTTGTCGACCGGCTTCGTTGTGTCCACCGTCGGATCAACACCGAAGCGCAGTTTGCCGATGCCGCGGATTTCCTGCAGACCGACGCCGTGCATATATCCGTAGTCACGGGTATTGGTCGTGGACTTCATCCGCTGCGCCCATGCGCAACCCAATGCCTGCGCGCCGCACAGGAACGAGGCCGCGACATCGACGCCGCCGGCACCGGCACCGGAAATGGTGACCAATTCGGGGATCTCACGGATGATGATGCCGTCGTAAATCAGGTCGCCACCGGTAAACAGCGGGTTATCCGTCCCGCGGTTCCACGCATATTGCAGCGCGTTGGTCAGCACCGGGTCGAGCAGCAGATCGCGAAACACCAGGCTCGGCATGAAGCAGACGAACCATTCCTCGTCGTCGTTGACGGTGATGGGGCGGATGCGCGGATTGGCGGTGCGTGCCATGCGCTTGGCCAGCGTGAGGATCGCGGTGCTCATGCGGTCGCCTGGCGATGCCAGTGTGAGCAGCGCGGTCGCCATGACGCCGGATGCCGCGTTGGCCTTCTGGTGGCCGAACAGCACGCGGTCGGCGTTGTTGACCATCCACGTATTGCGCTGGCCGGCGGTGGCCGCGCCGTAGCTCACCTGCACGTTGTTGTCGGCGGTCATCGCCCCGAACGAGGTGATGATGTCCGTCCGCATCTTCTCGAGTTCCCAGGTCATCAGCGCCTCGCGCGCTGCCTCCCTGAGATCGACCACCGACTTCTGCTCGTCCCAATCACTCACCGCGACGGCGTGCCGGAAGGCACTGACGACGAGGTTCATCGAGCGGAGGTTGAGGATTTCCTCATTGCCCTCCAAAATGGTGTTGCCAGTAACGCCCGCGCCAACCAGCCGCCGCAGCGCGGGGAAGACGACGGTGTCGCCGGATTTGCGGGTGAGATCCTCGCGCACCTGGATCAATGATCCGGTGCTGGTTCCCATGTATTTCGCGAACTGATTTCGCTTTGCCTTCGCGCCGGATCGCTAGTCCGACACCGCCCTGCCGGGGCTGCTACCGATCGCTCGGTAGATGAGACCATATCACCACCCACTTGGGGTGCCGGGCGCTTCGGGCCGCTTGGCCCTACGAGCTTTCGCTCTGGTCGTTGCACCTTCCGCCTTGCGGCGGCTTGGCTCAGGATTGTCTGCGAGAGAGGTTCCCTGAGTTCACCCGGTTATCGACATCCATTACTGGACGAAGGCGCCGAAGCAGTTAACGCACATATTCGCTAAAAAAATCCGAATCCCATATAAGTGGAGTTAGCCCTTGTCTGGCCGGCGTCACGTTCATGTCTGCCAACGGAGTGTTCCTTTACTTCGAGGTTACGGGGTTGCTTCGGATATTTACTTGTCGGCAACGCCCGTAACCTCGGCGGCAGGAGACGCCCGTTAAGCCCGGCGGCGGCTTGCACTGATGACGCGCAGTGCGACGCGGAACGCCCGTTGCCCCCGGCGGCGGGGTAGGCACTTAGGCGAGGCCGGCGCCGCGCCAACAGCAGCCGGCCTCTAACCAACGCGAGGGAGTGAAGCCCGCGCTGGTTTTCGCTACGCCTGGCGCCGCGCGTGCTGCGGCCTACGCAGGATGTCGTCCATTGAGGGCGGCCCGGTGAACGCCGTTGTGGTCC